ACCGGTGCCCGCGCCCCTTTTATTGTGGACCCCACACGCTTTGCTTTAATTATTTAAAGGAGTTTCTGTTGAATACTTTGTCGCCAAGAATGGAGTTGTGGGACCCACTCCAGAACCCTCTCCCAGATACTTTATACGGTTTCCGGTGTATGCTTTCTGTAAAATACCTGCAAGGTATTTTGAAGAAATACGAGCCAGGAACCCTAGGGTTCGAGCTCTGTTCGGAGTTAATCCGTATTTTCAGGGTCAGGCAGTATGACCGGGCGAATTCCCGTTTCGCGGAGATTTCATCCATATGGGGGGAGACCGGTAAGACGGAGGCTGAACTTCGAGACAGCTATCGTGCCCTACACTGGGAATGCTGTCCCAATTGCTGCCCGAAGCTATGTCCCGGTTTCAAGAGGCGTACGGATGAAGAGAAAGAGGGGTGATCGCATTCCGAAGGGATGCGTTGGACCCTGTAAGGTACAGGACTACGAATTCAAGATGGATGTCCCACACAGTGGGACCTTTGTCTGTGTCTCTGATTTTACTAGGGGTACTGGGCTTACCCATCGTTTGGGTAAGAGGGTGTGCATTAAGTCCATGGGCATTGATGGTAAGGTCTGGATGGATGACAATGTCGCCAAAAGAGACCACACCAACATCATCACTTACTGGTTGATCCGTGATAGAAGGCCCAATAAGGACCCATTAACATTTAGTCAGGCCTTTACTATGTATGATAATGAGCCCACTACTGCTAAGATCCGAATGGATCTGAGAGATAGAATGCAGGTCTTGAAGAAGTTTTCTGTTACAGTTTCAGGAGGTCCATACAGCCACAAGGAGCAGGCATTAATTAGGAAGTTTTTTAAGGGTTTGTATAATCATGTTACTTACAACCACAAGGAAGAAGCTAAGTATGAGAATCAATTAGAGAATGCACTTATGCTGTATAGTGCTAGCAGTCATGCTAGTAATCCTGTGTATCAGACCCTGCGTTGCAGGGTTTATTTCTATGATTCGCACAATAATTAATAAAATTGTTCTTTCATTAATATAGTAGTGTTTTTACATCATCTTTGCAGTCAATTACATCTACTTCTTCTACCCACAAGAACTTGTGAGGTAAATTCCTAATTACATAAACTAAGTTATACAATGAAAAATAACCTAAACTACTTAATTCATTACAAATACACCATTTAAGGCGTGTCAAAATACCAGTCCAACTGTGAATAGCACCAGTCAGACGGGTTGAAATTATCCTGAACTGCAGGAATATCTTGTGGAAGCCCAGTTGCTTCCTCTCGCGGTGGTTCACTTGCAGTTGGAACTTCAGGATTGTTTTCCCCGCTTCGCTCCGGTGGGCGTATAAACACTTGAGGAAAAACGGTGCAGTCCGACCAATTGACATGGGGTTGTCGAAGAATTCGACTGCTCTCGTAGTCTGTGCATGACTTAGTAATTCCCCAGTGCGTGAATCCATTCTGGTACTTGCACTGAGGTGTGATGAAAGCTGAACAGCCGCACTGCTTCCACACTATCCTGGTCCTTTGCTCTGGTATGCGGCGTTTTTTTTTAGCCGCTGCGTGAATTGGCTCCTGAATTGGCGCCTTCCTCTTGTCTCCAGAATGGGCTTCTGACATTACAGAATACTGCGTTCTTACAAGCCCACTGCCTCAGTGCGTCTTGTTCTGTCTTATCTAGCCAGGATTTAAATGATGATCCTTCGCCTGGATTGCAAAGGAAGATAGTGGGAATTCCACCTTTAATTTGAACTGGCTTCCCGTACTTTGTGTTGGATTGCCAGTCCTTCTGGGCCCCAATGAATTCCTTAAAGTGCTTTAGGTATTGGGGGTCGACGTCATCAATGACGTTGTACCAAGCACTATTACTGTACACTCTTGGATTCAGGTCCAAGTGCCCACATAGATAATTATGTGGACCTAAAGACCGAGCCCAAACTGTTTTACCTATCCTACTTGGCCCTTCTATTACAATACTAATGGGCCTATCCGGCCGCGCAGCGGCATCCTTGATGTTATCAGCAGCCCAATTGCTGATAATATCAGGTACATTATTAAAAGAAGAAGATAAAAACGGAGAAGTATAAACTTCTACAGGAGGAGAAAAAATTCTATCTAAATTATTATTAATATTATGGAATTGTAGAACAAAATCTTTTGGGCACAATTCCTTAATAATTTGTAAGGCTTCAGCCTTATTCCCAGCATTTAATGCCTGAGCGTAGGCTTCATTAGCCGTCTGTTGACCGCCTCTAGCAGATCTGCCGTCGATCTGGAACTCACCCCAGGTGAGTGTATCCCCGTCCTTCTCGACGTAGGACTTGACGTCGGAGCTGGATTTAGCTCCCTGGATGTTGGGGTGAAAATGGGCTGACCTTGTTGGGGACACGAGGTCGAAGAATCTTTGATTCGTGCACCTGAATTTCCCCTCGAACTGCACAAGCATGTGGAGGTGAGGTTCCCCATTCTCGTGTAACTCTCTGGCTATATGGATATATTTTTTATTTGTGGGGGTTTGGATATTTAATAATTGCTGTAATGCCTCCTCCTTAGAGAGAGAACATCGGGGATAGGTGAGAAAATAGTTTTTAGAGTTAATCTGGAACTTCTTTGGAGCTGCCATCTGTATTGGTACCCTCTAAAAACCTATGGGTATCGGTACATTGGTACCCATTTATACTTGGGTACCAAATGGCATAATGGTAATTTGATTAACTTTAATTTGAAATTCGAAATCCTATTGGTCCGCCAATAAAGCGGGCACCGTTTAATATT